AATCTCGAAAAACATGGGAAGGAAAAGGGATATATCAATGCAGTCATTGACATGCTTGTTGGAGACATTAAAGGCAGACATGATGCTCTTAGTGTTGAGGCACGGAAAGACGGAATACTACAGCTTGACATGGCAGAGTTTTATACTGCACTTGATGAGTATATGGGTTTCATTGGGTTTAAGATGACTGAAGAACGGGCACTTAATATTGTGCGTGAGCTTGACCAAAGAGGCAGCACAAAGGACAAGGCAGCTCAGAAGCTTGTAGATACATGGGAAAAATGGGCTGAAAAGTCACGCAAACGGAAGAATGACCTCGGCGCTGACATAGGCTTCTTAGAGGATTGGCGTATGCCACAAATATGGGATGCATGGCAGACTAAGAAGTTTGGACTGACAGAAGCAGAAAGAATAAGTCTTTTAAATCCATCTCTGTCAAAGGCACAAAGAGAGGCAATCTATCAAAAAGCAAGGGAGAATTTTATTAATGAGGCTATGCAAAGGATTGACAGGAAAAGATATGTTGATTTTGAGGGTAAAGTTTTAGACGATGAAAAAATGATAGAGGTGCTAAATGAGATTTTTGACACAATCACTACAAGAGGACTAAATCAGCCTCCAGATATGACACACGGGCCAATAAGTCAGCAAAAAAGTCTCGCTAAAAGACTTGGAGAGCATAGGCAGCTTCATTTCAAGTCGGCTGAAGATTGGTATTACTTTAACAAAAAGATGGGTAAATTTGACATTCTTGGCATTATGCAAAGGTCAATAATAACTAATGCAAGAGATACTGCATTACTTGAAGTCTTTGGGCCAAATCCTGACCGAACTTTCAGGATTATTCTTGCATGGGCAGAGCATATGGACAGACGCTCAACGGGCAAAACTCGTGCACAGGCTTATTTCGATGAGATTAAAGGCGTATCAAAAGTGCCTTTAACAGAGAACGGAAACATTGTAGCAAACGCAATGCTTGGACTTAGGCATTGGATGGTTGCTACAAAACTTGGAAGCTTGCTTTTGTCTCAAATTAGTGACTTGGCTATATATGCCACTATTGCAAGAGCAGACGGTCTCGGTATCGGTAAAGCATTAGAGTTTGCGGCAAAAAACCTTAATCCCTTAAACGCTAAAGACAAACGAATAGCAATGCAACTCGGCATAGCATCTCAGAACATTATCAATGATGTAGGGTTAAGATACGGAGAGGCAGTCAAAGGCGTAGATTTTGCAAGCCGTATGGCAAATGCAACTATCAAGCTTTCTGGTGCGGAATGGTGGACAGAAAGTCTGAAGCGGAGCTACCAGCAACTTATAGGTTTTGAGCTTAACAATGCAGTCAAAGACGGACTTGACAAGATGCCTAAACAGTTTCAGGCAATGCTTAAAAGATACGGTATCGGTGATGCGGAGTGGGAAATTATTAAGAAAGTAAAGCCTGTAAAAATCTCTGGTGAGGAGATGATAGCGCCGGTACAGATTAAACGCATGGCTGATGAATTTGAGATGTCAGGAGACAAGGCAACTGCTCAAGCTATCAGAGAAGTGGCAATTAAAGTAGCAGCTATGATGAGTGATGAGGCAGATATTGCGATAGTCTCTCCGGGAGCACGGGAATTGGCACTTGTTAAAAACATGACAAAACCCGGGACTTTTTCAGGTGAGTTTATGAGAAGTTTTGCTCTTTTTAAAACATTTTCCTTGTCTCTTATGACAAAGGTCTTACCAAGAATATTTGCTGCTGAAGGCACAGCAGGCTTCAGAGCAGGGCTTGCAGTGCAGTTTGCTCTCGCCATGATTATAACAGGTGCTATATCGTATCAGCTTAGACAAATAGCTCTTGGTAGAAACCCGAAAGATATTACAACTCCCGAGTTCTGGCTTACAGCAGCAGCTCAGAGTGGTGGACTTGGAATACTGGGAGATTATCTTATTGCTGACTACAATCGCTTTGGAGGAGATGTAGTTTCATACTTTGGAGGTCCTGTTATAGATTTAGCCTCAGACTTGACAAAATTAACCATAGGCAATATCCGTGAATTACTATCTGGTAAAGATACTCGCTTTGTAGCAGAGGCCTTTCAGTTTGTAAAAAGCCAAACTCCACTTGTAAATCTATGGTATACAAGGGCGGCGCTTGACCATCTACTATTCTTTCGTATACAAGAAGCTGCAAATCCCGGCTATCTAAGACGGATGCGTTCAAGAGTGATAAGAGAAAACGAACAGACATTCTGGTGGGAGCCATATGACCTGTGGCCTAAAGAAGCACCAGATATCGGATATATGTTTGGAGGTAGTCGTTGAGAAAAAGGCCTTACATAGGATTTAAGGCGTTTTTCTTAATCTGGGCACAGATGCAAGGATGGAATGTCCCTGACTTTCATCTTACTATTTGTGATTGGCTTGAAAAACGAGGCAGAAGGGCAGTGCTTAAGGTTTTTCGAGGCGGAGCAAAATCAACAATCCTTGCAGTTTATCAGGCATGGAAGTTAAGGGATACATTCGGTTATAGATTTCTTGACCGCTCTGCAGATGACGGGACAGCCATAAAGCTTAGTGCAGATACAAAGCATGTCATTGAAAGACACCCGCTTTGTAAGGGAATGTTAAAAGGTAAAAAAGGCGTTGAGAGATTTAGTGTAGAGCATCACCCAGACATCAGAAATGCGTCTGTAACTGCCTACGGTATTATGTCAAACGCTACATCGTCAAGAGCTGATGAGATAATCAACGATGATACAGAAGTCCCAAAAAACATACAGACGCCTGATGCAAGACGCATGCTTAGAGAGAGATTAAGCGATGAGACACACATTATTGTGCCGGGAGGTAAGATACTGTATGTCGGCACAGACCACACACATAACAGCATCTATGACGAAAAAATAAAAGACGGATACGAAAGCCTGATTATTCCACTTTTCGGTAGCAGTATGCGTGTCACCAGTGATGGACGGACAACTGTTTTTAAGCTTAATTCTACTGTAAAAGACAAAGAGGAACTTTATGTCATGATTGGAATAGGCCGTTATGCACGAGTGCTTGAGACATGGCAGTATGAGATAGAGCCAGAAGACAACGGCACAGTCGTAAAGCTACATAAAGCAGTAAAAGAAGGAAACATTATAGATTTTGCAACGCACAATGTGTGGCCTGAAAGATTTAACAGGGCAGAGATACTTTTTCGTAGACAAGAATGTAAGACCCTTAATGCTTGGGATTCCCAGTATATGCTTCAAGCACGGCCTGTGCATGAAATAAGGCTTAATCCAGAGTATCTGGTTGTATATTCCGAAATTCCAGAGATTAGATTTGCAAACGGAGCAGTCTCGATGTCTCTCGGTTCACAGTTACTTACAGGATGTAGAGCTGTGTGGGACTGTTCACTTGGTAAAGCAGACAGTGATGACAGCGCATTTGTAGTAATGTTTCAAGACATGAGAGGACATCTCTACTGGCATATTCTTGATGTCCTGAAAGGTGACCCTTTTGACCAATGCCGTAAGGTTGCAGAAAGAGTGGTGGAATTACAGATACCGGGCGTAACAGTCCTTACACGTGGTGTGGGCGGTTTTTTACCTGCAATATTGCGTAGAGTTTTTGTAGAGCAGCGAGTGCAATGCGCTGTTAAAGAAAAGGTTGAAAAACAAAACAAATCAGACAAGATTCTTGGAGCATTTGAGCCTGCTTTAACAGCAGGAATATTACATGCTCATAAGTCTGTGCTTGAAAACGGACTTGCAGAGCAGATGCGGGACTGGATACCTGGAAAACAAAACCAGCCAGATGACTTTTTGGATGCTGGCAGTGAAAGTATTATAGAAATGCCTGTTAAAATAGGTAGAGTTGTAAAAGTTGAAGGTCCGCTTAGAGAGCGGCAGGAATGGAGACAATACTCAGGCACATATGAAGTGCAAGTAAGTTTTTAAACATAAGGAGGGTTAAAATGCCAATATCTGAACAAATACCAGTCAATAGCTACATAGCCAATGGCTCAACAACAATATTTCCCTATACTTTTAAAATCTTTTCAAATAGTGATATAAAAGTTACAGTCAACGGAGTTGTTAAGACACTTACGGCTGACTACACAGTAACTGGCGCAGGCACACCTGACGGAGGAAATGTTATATTTACCGCTACACCACCATCTGGGGCAGTAATTGTCATATATCGTGATTTACCTTACAGTAGAAACACAGATTATGTCGAAAACGGAGACTTGCTGGCACAAACACTTGATGATGATATTGACAGAACA